TAGCTCGTGTTGGTTTTAATATTGTTTGTACTGTAGCTGCCATTAAATTAGTAACCCCACGTTTCCATTAATTTTATATATTTTTACATCAGATATAGTTATATCATTTACTTGACTAGCAGTATCTCTTTCTACTCTCCAGTATGTACTGTCAGATGAATCCCATAAAAATGTATATGTTCCAGCTGCGAGCATGTCTGCATCAGGGTCATCAGCTGCAGGTCTTATTCTCCATCTTCCAGTAAGACTAGTAACAGTTACGACCATTTTATATGCAGCCCCTGCTTCTAGTATAGCAGAACTAGGCTCGTATTTAATTTGAACATGGTCACCATCTGAATCAGTCTGTAATCGCAGAGTTTTATTATCGTTATCAATATAAGTAAATGTAGTAGAATTATTAGCATTTGTTATGAAATCACCAACATTACCTGTACTTATACCTGTTCCAGTAAAATTAGAATCCCAATTTAATAATTCGTCTCCATAAGTAGTTAACCCAGAATGATGGTTATCATATACAATAGGTCCTTGGCCTAAAACACTTGTTTCGTGAGATTCATCTAAATTCCACCATCCTTGCAAATTTGTTTTTTCACTAGATATTAATCCAGAATATTTCTTGTTCATTATAGATTTAATTTGTGCTTGTGTTAATGTTGCATTCCATATACCTACATTACAAATATACCCGTTAAATGCGTACGAACTACCAATTTCATTACCTATTGTTAAAGTATCACTTAAATCTGCAGTTCCTGATTTAGATGCAGTAGATGGGACTCCATTCAAGTAACTTGTAATAGTAGTACCGTCCCAAGTAAAAGCAACGTGTTGCCATGTGTTTGCTCGAAGAGCGCCTGAATTAGCACTAGTTCCCTGCATTTTTATGTATAAATTTTCAGACCCTGTCACATACCATAAAAAACCATCATCAGCAGCGTCTCTAGCTGTTGCAATAGCTTTTGTATCACCATCTGCAACAGGCCATATCCATGCTGACATTGTTATGTTTGTGTAGTTAGGAACAAGTGAAGTAGTAACACCATCATCACCCGCTCCATCAAAATATGCAGCACCATCACTTACAGGTACTACACTGCCTGCATCATACTTATGCTTTAGTACGAGGTTATCTGTTACTATACCAGGTGTTATGGGTTTAGAAATTGCTCTTGATAAGTTACTACCTAATCCTAAAGGCATATTAACCTATATAAGCTATTACTGCGCCAGAAGTTAAATCTATACTAGTCCAACGACCATAAATAGTCATTCCTGCTGGTATAGTTTCTGAAGCCATTGTGTTACCATTATATGAACCTACACCATAACCATTTGTAGTATCTGCAGGTGTTAATACATTAAATATAGTATCTTCTACACATTGTATTGCTACAAAGTTTCCTGAATGTACAGAAGTATCTGATATAAATTTAGCTCCAGCCTGACCTAAAGCAGCATTTTGTGCTTCTACGACTGTAAGTTTATGTAAACTTGAGTTTGCCATTTTATTCTCCTTTTGAGTGTACTTTAAGCTCTGGCATGAGCATGAACGTACTTGTTATAAAAAATTCTTAGTAGATTCGGGGTAAACCTTTTATATGATTTACCCCATAGTTCTACAAAACTATTTAACCTTATTTATTTGGTTATGATTTTTGAGCTATTCCAATGATTTCTAGCTTTAACTCTAATGTAGCAGCACCTGGGTCAGCAGAAACAACAATTTCTACTTCATCCGCTGCATTTTCAGAACTAATTAAAGCGCCATTGCATCTTAACAAGCCTTTAAAACCTGCGCTTTGACCGCAAGCTAATGCTGCACCATCCACATACCCATCAGTGTCGCCATCGTCTCCAACGTCAACTAGATTTGTAGTATTTGTACTAGCATTTAAAGCTGTAACTGCTACTGCCATTGGTACAAAATTATTAGGCATACCAATTGCACTTTCTTTGCCTGTTGTTGCACCGTTAGCTACAGTAATATGAGCTACATAAACATCAAGTTTAGCGTTATCAGATAAACCAAGCTCTCCAAAAGAATTGCTGTTAGCATTTAATATATCACTTCTCATATTAGTTTACTCCTTCCAGATTGATAAGTGCATGTGTTTCAGGTAAAGTTACTTCAAGACCTGCTTCTGTAAGAATCATATCTTTTCGTAAATCTTCATCTGCTTGTTGCACATTGGTTGTAATAGAAGTATCTCTATTCATACCATTACCAACTAGAGGTCTATATGAAACGTGGTCTAAATCAACTAAACCAAGAAATCCAGCTGCAAAACCTCTAAACAATGGTTCTTTAACTAAAGTTAAATCTCCATGTATAGTGTCTATTTTCATAACTTTATGACCAAATGTTCCTTGCGCTCTTTCAATCATATAATTAGCTTGAGTGCTTGCAGTTGAAATATCAATAAAACCATTTCCACCCATTTTATTGAAATGAGACATTACTGGTAATGAAGCTAACCCTAACTTAGAAGAACTTCCTCCTCTTGCAGGGTCAAATATTACTTCAAAATCAGTAAGTAAATCATCATAAGTCCATTGAGCTGCTTCATTTGATTTATAATAAGATTTATCAGCTGTATATGATAACTGTCCACCACTACCTTCAACTGTAGAATTTCTTATTATTTGACCAATAACACCATCAGTATATTGAACTCCGTTTCTTGAAGCTTGCTGACCAAACAACATTGCTCTTTCAATGTCAATTTTATGTTCTCTTAATTTAAGATTCCATATTCTTTGCCATTCATCAGCGTAACCACGATAAACTGTTGCTCTAGCAGTATTAGACATTTCACAAGCTGTTTTAAAGATTTGAGTATAACCAAACCCATTATCAAGCTCTTCTGACCATACGTCTGGAGCGCCTGAACCTTCACCAAATGAAGTACCAATTACTGTACATTGAGCATTATCAGTTATAGCCATTGCAGCACCACCAACAGTAGATACCGAAGTAATATTACATGTTGTTGTTGCGCCTGCATCTGTAACTGAGTTAATTCTAACAGTTCCGTATGAAGGTGTTGTACCTGATGCTGTAGCATTTAATGAAATTGCAACCATCATTCCTGGAACCAACCAATCTACTGATGCTCCTCCAACTGTGTCAAAACTCATTTCCATAGTTCCGCCTTCAGCTACAAGATTTACAGTACCTCCTCCTGCATGCAAAAAACTTCTATCAGTCATTGCTATTTTTGTTCTATCTTCTAAAAATCGGAATTGACTATCCGATGTTGGGACTTTTCCAACTTTTGACAAGTATACAAAAAATGGCGATTCTTCTGGGCTTAACTCTGCAACTCTATCACTAAAGTCGTACAGTCTTCTTGTGCTTAAATTTGCACTATCTGTAGTATTACCCCCAGGAGTACCAAATTTTACTTGTCCACCATTATAAGTAGGCATTTATTTCTCCTTGTTTATACATTTATGTTTACAATACTTTCGTACGTCCACCAGCCTGCATAACACCATCCCATATAGAGTCTACGTCATTTTTAGGAGTTTGAGGTGCTTGACCTTGTAATACTCCACCTTGTGCAGGTGTACCCTGCGTTTGACGAACACCATCAAGTGGTCTTTCTACTTGCTGATTGCCTCCAGACTCCACAACAGCTCTCCACATTTTAATAGCACCATCAACACCATACTCAGCAGGATTCTGTGCTGCAAAATTCATAAAAGAGTCTACTTCTTCAGGCGCTAAGCCTCTTTGCTGTAGTTCGGTCTTTAACTGCATTTCACCTTGCGTTTTTTGCAATCCTTGCATTTGTTGGTTGACAGCTCCACTAATGGAGTCCTGTAATTCTTGTTGTCTGAACTTGTACGATTTAGACTGAGGGTCATTATAGGCTTCCCATGGGTCAAATTCATCTTTATCTAATGCTATACGTTCAGGTTGTGTTGGTTGACCTTGTCCTTGTACCATACCAGTTATAGTTTGGGTTATGTCTGGACGTGATTCCAATAGTTGACCTATTTTTTCATATTGCTTTAGTTTAGAGTTTTCCGCTGCGAGTTTATCCTTTTCACTTTGGAAGTATTTTGCTTGGTCTTCCCAGTTTCCAGAACCCTCTTGCGTATTTGCGTTATTGTCTTGCCCTACATTATCAACGGTTTCACCTTCTAGATGTCCGTCTTCATATGCGTTATTCATTAGTTGTATTTCCTTCCTGCGATTTCTGTTGTCCTTGTTGAGTTTGACCACGAGTATTATCTCGCAATCTCTCTGACTCTAGTTTAACCGCATCTTTTAGTCTACCAGTCGCCAACTTGTTAGCGGCACGAGACTCATACTTTTGCTCTGCCAATTGGCTTTTGAATTTTTCTACTTCTGTACGTTTTCTAGCTGCAACACTTTCTCTGTCTGCAGTTTGTAAGTCGCCACCTAATTTTTTAAGCTGCTCTTGTGCCTGTCCTAACATACTCTGTAATTTACTAACTTCGTCAGTTCTTTGCAATACCCCTTGTTTATCAAATATTTCTGTTTTCTTCAATGCTTCTACCCTATCTATTAATCCAGCTTGATAAGCTTCCATGTATAATTGGAACTCTCCATACTTATTTGAAGGTAAACTTGAACCTCCAAGTATTCGTATATCAAACTGACCTACAGTTATATCATTTTCTATTGACTGTAGTTCATTAGTTTTGTCATCGTATAAACGAGAATTGACTGTAAATTCATTTATATCGTTATTAGGTTGTACTATTCTAAATGTCTTTTTAAATCTATAATGCTGTCTAGCCATATTGTATACAACTTGACCTAATCTTTTCATTGAACCTTCAATATCTCTTAATTTAGATTTTGAACGTCTTTGTCCAACATTTTCCATCATCATTGTAGCTGAATAAGTTCTAGGTGCTGCATCACTACTACCTTGCATCATTTCAAAAATACCCATATTTAAATCAATATAACCTTCAATCATTTTAGGTAATGTTAATATACTACCTGATAATGGTTGTGGTGAAGGAAAGTGTGGTTCGCCAAAAGATGGGTCATATTCAATAGTTGCATTAGGGTTAGCCCAATCTCTTTCTAGTTCTTCAATATCACTAACACTGCCTTGAGGCACTAAAAGTTTTAAGCCTGCTGAAGCTTGTGCATGTGATGTAATAAGTGAAACTGTTTTATTTAAAAATCTTTGGAACGATTTATTTTTTCTAACATCACTCATTGGATATGGAGTATTAGTCCAAATGTTTGGTACTGGTATAACAGGATATATATCTGTATCACATATCATCTCATACAATACTATTTGTCCTACAGTACATGTTAATTTAATTCTTGGTTGTGTAACTTCTACAAAATCTATTAAGCCAGCTTCAATTGCAGCAGCAAAATCTCTATCTTCTGCCATTGCAGTAAACTGCTCTTGAGTCATAATTCTTTCATCGCCACTTCTAGCGTCAACCACTCTATAATAAGGAACTCTTACTTTTTTGTAATGTTCAAGTAATCTATACTTTTCAATATGGTAGTCTTTATCTTTTGTATTGTCTGGAGTAAAACTTTCCATAGTTGTTTTATTTGTTGCATTAGGATAATCCTCTTCTTTACTAAATGTTTCTATTTCATCTATTAATAATTTTTCTGAGTCTTCACTAATTGGTTGACTCATTTGTGGATATAAATCTATTAACTGTTGTCTGGTTAATATAGTTGATACTATAATACCTGAAGCATCATCAAAATACTTATGTCTTGAATTAGGGTCAACGTAAACTCTGAATGGGTCTACATATGTAAACTTAACTTCACCTCTACCAAAGTCTGCATCTCTATCTAAGTATGCATAAAAATAACCTAAGCCTGTAACAGCGTAATCATGAACAACTTGTTTAAATACTTCATTACCATCTGATTTATCCCAAACATACTCTAATATAGTTTTCCATACATTAGCTAGTCTACTGTCAGAGTCTTCTCTTCCAACCGCAGTAAACTTAGGCTGTTTAGAAGTAACGATAGCTTTAAACTGTTCAATAGCAGCATATAACCTATCCATAGGCATTGATGATTGATTTCGTGAATCTAGTTCGTCAAGTTCTTCTGCTGAAAAGTGGTTACCTAAATAAAAGTCAATGTCTTCTCTAGCGGCTACATCCCAGTCTTTTCTGGCATCTCTCCACCTGTCAAACAATTCATTTATTTCTTTTACCCTTAAATCTTCTTGTATCATAGTTTATAATATAGTATTATTTCCTAGCTCCAGTCAACCAATTATATGCTTTTCTTGGCTTTGCCCAGGCCCCAGACTTACTTTTAACTTTCTTTTTAATCTTTTTTTGACCTTTAGCAAACTGTGTTGCAAGCCAGAACGCATCAATAGTATCATCATGACTTCCTTTTGGAAAGTCAAGTAATTCACCTATAAACTCATGCATTTCTTTTTTAATGTGTACAGCGCCTGCTTTAAACATTGGTTGTAAACCTTCAAATAATCTATCCTTTTTCTTTTGATTGTAATTTTTAATACCTTTTTCTATGCCAGGTAAAAACATTCCTTCACTTTTACTACGTTTCATAACATAATCTCTTAACATTTCTTGGTATGCTATAGTTTCTATGTTTATTCTTCGTATTGGCTGGTATCGTTTTGTAATTTCAAATATCTTGTCAGCACAGTCCATTGGTAAAACTCGTTCCCTCCAATACTCAATAACATAGTAATCGTAGCTATCAGTAACGCCAATAACCATAATAACACTATAGTCGTTCCTAGCACCAATTGTTGAGGCAGGGTCAACACCAATGTATATATTAACGTATTCTTTTCTACCATCATCAAGTTTAATGTACCAAGAGTTGTATTCTTCATCAAACCTAGCATATCCTTTATACTGCGCATTGTTTATATCTTCCTCACTAAATATCTGGTCTTCAGGTGATTTAGCTTGGTTCATGTATTCTTGATAAAACTTAGCTGGTGTACCTGAATCTATATAAAACTGTTTTCTTTCTTCTAATTTTTTAATCGGCCATCTTGAAGGCCATATAGGTTTACTATCTTCTATTGCTTTTCTAGTAAACACTTCCCATGCAAATTGTTCACCTGTTTTTTGACATTCATGATGTTTTGTAACTAATCCGTTCAAAAAGCTGTCGTAGTGGACAATAGTACCATTACACCATAAAAACCCTTTTTTATCAAAATCAATAGCTGGATATACTGCAGCTGTTACCCACTCTTTAATTTGTCTTCTAGAATCAGGTGTTTTTGTATTTAGCTCTGATTCAAAGTCATCAAGCACAATTCCAGTATATCTTGTAGAGTTTTGTTTTTTACCACGCAATCTTTGCGAAGCACCCTTACCAATCATTCTACAGCCATTTTTAAGTGTAAATTCATTTTTAGTCCATTTATCACCTTCTAAATCACCAAAGTAATAATGTATAGCTGGATTACTATATATATGATTCTGAATCCATGATATATTATCTACAGCTTGGTCTTGCGCTTCACCTACCCATGCTATAAATTGTGGCTCATCTTTATTGGCAAATAAAAACTTATGCATAATAGCAGTAGCTGCTAAAGTAGATTTAGCGTGGTCTCTAGGTAAAACTAGTGCTAATTGTTGTTTTTTTGGATTTAAAAATAATTCACCAACTTCTCTATGAAAGCCAGGAGTTGCTGATGCTAAAAAATCTTGTGGACTAAATAACTTACCAAATGTAATTAAATTATTATATGCTAAATGAAGAGCTTCTTCATTTTTACTGACATTACCGTTAAGGTTAAGATTAGCCATTAATATGTTTATATTTAATATTCAGAATCTGTAGGAGGTATTGTAAGAGTTTGTAGTAAACTGTCTAAAACATTCCCTGAATTTTGTTCGTTTGCATATTGTAACATATTTAACCAATTAGGGTTTAACATGTTTCCAGAATTAAAGTCGTCAAGAGCTTTTGAGTTATTTTGTATGTCTACTCTTTTATTTACATTAGTTGAATCATAAGGGTATTCATTTAAATTTGTTATTAGACCTGCTAATCCTGGACCAAATTTGTCTGCTATAGCTTGAGTTCCTATATAATGCCTAAGAGCATCTCTCTCATTATCTTGAAAACGAGGTTCAAAACTATATTCTTTATCAGGGCTAGCATTAAAAGTTTCTTTTCCAAACATTTTTAATAAACTGTCTAATGTACTTACTGTAGTTTCAGGGTTCAAATTGTCTAATACAGTTCCTTGATATGTTGTTTGGTTTTTTTGGCCAACAAATATATTTTTAATTCCTCCCATAAGAGATTCTATTAACTTATCTTTTTTCTTTCCTAATTCAGTTTTATTTCTAGGGTCTCTTTGCCATTCAAGAAGAGCCTCATAATTTGTTAAACCTCTTTCAACTTGACTTTTTCTTAAAGAATCTTGAAATTTAGACTCTTTTTGCATTTTTTCCCATTTAGCTTTATCTTGTTTAAATTTTATTTTTCTAGCTTTTTCTTTTTCATCCATACTAAAAATCCTTTATAATTTCAAAATGAGGAAAATCATCAAAGTTGTTGTCGTCTACCTCAAAGTTTTTGTTCCAGTCACCACCCCAACGTATGTTTATTTCCATAGACTGAGCAATGCCCAAGACAAAGCCAGCAAAAAGATGGAAACGCTCTCTATCATCCCAATCAATAGGATAGGGAACAACATCAGCAGCCATAGAAGGGTTAGCGTTATGACGACCATTAGGATATTTAACCTTTGTTCTTTTGTTCTCAAAAGCTTTGTTTTGCTCCTGTTTATTTCTATGCCCGCAAATAACCGAACAATCAACGTGTTTAATAACTTCATTAAATAAATCTTGTAAATCTTCATGACATGTTGCAAGGTTGTTTCTTGACCTGCTTCCAAATTTTGGCATAATTACTCCTTATGACACTTACACTTAACATCTTTAGGTAATAGTGCCATTTTTTCTAATAAATTAAGGCGAGACTCAATTATATTAATTTTTATATCTAATTCATTGTCATCAAACACATATGACATAATTTTATCTAACTTAAAATGTTTAGCTAGTTTAGTAGCAACAGCGTTTATAACCATTTTAGTTAATATCATTTTAAATTATGTGTATATTTAATTCCAAAATCTACAGGAGTTGGCCTGTAATCAATAAAACTAGCATCAAACTCTCCTAAAGCATCAAACCCTTGATTTGGTATAGAACTAATATCTGGACTTAAAAAAATAGGATTAATATACCCAGATTTCCCAACAGGTATTCCTATATAGTTATTTATAAGGCCTGTAAGAATATCTTTAGTATAATTCGTATTTTTTTTATCAAATGAAACATCTTCATTATATCTATGTTTAATTATTTTTTTTATAGAACCCATTTCACTATCATACATATCTTTATTCTGTTTGCCTCTAGAAACACTTCCTAGCATAGACAATAATAATGATGGTAAAAGCCCTATCCCTCTATACTCTTGATTAGGTAATAAGTGAGCTAAAGATGCGTCAGAGCTTTGCTTTTTAGAAACTATAGTATTATTAGGGTTTTCTATAATCATTATTCTAACTCCATAAGTATATCTTCTAATCTGTCAAACCTATCATCTAACTGTGTTTCTATCTTTGCTACACTAATTTTTAAGTTAACTATGTTTTCTTCGTTAGACTTTACTCTTTTGACTACTTTTACCTGTTCATTATTAATATTTTCTACTTTATTAGAGTTAATACCATAAGATATTGCTGCGCCTATTAAAACTGATGCTATTGTTAGTAATGACCCTAATGAAATCTTTTTATCTATCATTTTCTTTTTTTGGCTGTTTTAGCCGCTTTCTTAAATGCTTTAGCTGTAGGTGCGCCTTTTGTACCTGGTTTACGCATTTTTTCACCACTACCCGCTTGTATTCTTCTTCGTTTAGCATTTATGTTAGCATATAACCCTGGTTTCTTTTTCTTTACCATTTTTCTTTATTAGCCCAATAAGCTGCTGACATTTTACCTTTGGCTATATTTTTGCCATGTCTAGCTTTAAAAGACTTCCTCCTGTTTTTTTGACGCTGTGATTCACCTGCTTTAGGCTTGCCAGCGGTTTTTACGCCTTGCTG